GACGTGGTCATGCCATCCGCAGCGGTCAGCGATCTTTCAAAGCGTTTGAAAGTACCTTTGGCAGCAATCAATTTGAAATTATTGCAATTGAATGGAGCAAAATATTATACACAATTCGTCGAAATTGCAATCGCCGACGCCAAGGCGCGGCCGGCAATTGTCGAGCGTAAATTTAATACCCGCCAGGAGGAGGAGGGTAGCGCCTATAACCCACCAGATGATGAGGAGTACTACAAATGGAAATGGGGTGACTACAGCCGGAGGGAACAACAGATGTTTCTTGAGGTCTGTAGGGGGCGCAATCCCGAGGAGTCAGGGCTGGGGACAACTATGGGTCCCAATGTTCCGGCCGTGGCATCATTTGCCACCACCTCCGGGGAAACCAATGTGGCCATCACAGTGGCGACGCAAACAAGAGTTAGCCACACGCGACGGTCCGGTGTTGGGTGCCGGCAGCGGAGAACAATCCGCCGACTTAAGCAATGGTACTACACACGCGGACTTGATTGGATCTTGCGAACCCATTATGACAGCATCACCGATCTCGAGCGAATTATCTTCGAGTCGTGGCTCGGAGTTGAAGAGCCAGACGATCTTAGAAGATTGTTGTCACGTTCAGATTGAGAGTAGCGCGTCAGAGACAGGGTTCGAGACGTGTGGTTCTACGGTGTCGGATGGTTCATTGGGGAGCTCAACGACATCGCGATTGCGTAAGAAACGCGCGAAGAAGAGCGGTGATGTGAGGCGACGGTCTAAACCACAATGCGCCGGACCATCAACAAACAGGTGGTTGGCGGGTGCAATGGTGTCGCCACATACGCACACGGATGGGGATTTGGCAGATTTACCCATCAAGGTCGATGCACCTGGTCTACACAGGCCGCGTTTGAGTCGTTGGCGTGTGCAGCCTGGGCGAGGTGTCGATCATCTTAGGCGCGCTGTAACTAAACCACATGACAGGTTGCCGTTGGTAGTGGATGAGGAATTGACTGCATATTTGCAATGTGAGTTTGCTTTTCGACCTAGAGTACCTGAGCTAATGCCACAGATGGCAGGTAAGGCTAGGCAATTCATGGCGCGCTATGATTGCTCCGAACTAACTTGGAGCAGGCGTGCAGAGATGATTATACGCTGCGTGGGCGCAGCCATGGATGTTACTCAACAGGAATACGAGGTAAGGCAACATTTGCGTGATCCCAAACAAAGTGATGAGCGGGATAAACAGATGCAGCTGCTCACCACGGGACTTGTCTCGAAGGGTGGCTTACTGACGAATAGTGTCAGGCTGCCAAAAGCGGTTAAATCCGCATAGGAACCCTGTTCCTTGCCGGCTGTCTGTGTGCGTGGTCTTGTGCCTGGTGAGACCATAAAAGGCAGTTGGGTCAGGACTAAGGAACAGGATTGTATTTGTAAACGGCGGACTTATATGAACGCACTAATATCTCATGAATCGGCAGAACTACAACCCACGGATTATGTGTGGACACATAAGGGTTGCGTCCACAATGAGGTGGCAGCACTACGTTGCAGACACCAGCTGAAGGCGCCTGCTTGTCAATTGACTAGTGAGTTAATTGGAGATGCTAAAGCATTGGCGCGCAGAGTATTGGTGGCAACTGACGTAGAACATCTGGTGCCAATAACAAAAAATCAGGTTGTGTCGGGGTATTCGGGTGGCAAGCGACGAGCATATGAACAGGCTCGATTGTCACTTATGATTGATCCTTTGAACCACCGTGATGCTGGCATTAGAATGTTTATTAAGGCTGACAAATCACATGATACCGATTATAAGGCTCCGCGAGCTATACAATACCGTACTAAAAGATACGGACTATCATGGAGCCAGTATGTGCAACCAATGGAGCATGCACTATATGGTCTCTGTGATTGGACCGACACTCCCATTTGTGCTAAGGGGCGCAATGCTAAACAACGGGCACGTGATCTACTAGACAAGTCTAGTAGATTTGCTAATCCCGTGTTTTTATGTTTGGACCATTCAAAGTTTGATGCTCACATCACGCAGGATTTGCTGCGTGTGGAAAGTGCGTTTTACCAGGCGCTATACCATGGTAAACACCGTAGGACAGTGCGTATGATGATGCGCATGCAGATGGTGAATAAAGGTAGCACCAAGAATGGCACGCGTTACTGCACCCCTGGTACACGTATGTCAGGGGAGGCAAGCACGGCTTTGGGTGGCACAACTATAAATATCCTGGTTTTACAACGGTGGTTATCACAAATCCGTAATGCAATGTACGTTGATGGTGATGACTCTGTCGTGATTGTCGATGCGTGTGATTTAAATAAAATCCCCGCATTAGGAAAGACTATGCAAATGATGAGCATGGAGACAAAACTTGAGCAGATGACTACCTCTTTTGAGGAGGTAGAGTTCTGTCAGTGTAGACCAGTTGAGACGGTTGAGGGGTGGCGCATGGTGAGGAATCCTTTGCGCGTGTTGTCACGCGCAGGTTGGAGCGTACTCGGCATGCCCACAACTCTCATTAGGCGTTGGGTAAGATCGGTCGGTTTGTGTGAGTTGGTTCTGGGTCGGGGCGTTCCCATCTTACAGAGATTGGGAAGCCTCATGGCTGAACAAGGTGCAGGGAAATATTTT